CATTAGAATTATTATATGACGACGAATATAATGTAGATGGGTCAAACTTAAACTTTAATATAAACAACCCAATTAAAGCAATATCAAGATATGAATCTCCTAATATACAGAAAGTATATTGGACAGATGGAGTTAATCCTATTAGATACATGAATGTATCAGAACCATTTACTGTAACTGGTGTATCCTACTCTAATGTAGGTGATTATTGGGGGGTAGATAAGTTTGAGTTCTTAGGTGAAGTATTACTAAATAAACCTACTATAACTGGTACAACAAGTGGTACTATACCTACAGGTGTAGTATTTTATGCATATCAATTATATATTGAGAATGGGGCTGAATCTGCAATATCCTACATAAGCGATCCCGCTCATGTAGTAGCAGATAGTGATTATTATGCTAATGATTTATATTATGAAGGAGATGGAGTTGATTCTGTCAACTCAAAAGGTTTTATATTAAACATAGACTTCTCTGGTAACAATTCATATAATAGATTAAAACTGCTTAGGGTTCACTATGGTAGTTATAATCAGGTACCTGTTATATATATAGCTGCAGATATACCTATAGATTTAATTAACAATACAAATATTACATTAACAGATGTTGGGGCAATTGTAGGTGAAATGACAGTTGATGAGTTTAACATTGCCTCATCTGAAATATTTACATGCCAGGAGCTAGCAACCAAAGCAAATATATTGTTTGCTGGTAATATAGAAAAGAAGACATTTGAGATAGATGACTTTGATGCTAGGGCTGTACGATTTAAGAACGTTGGGGAATTACCATTTGGTACTGTAACAATTAGTAAAATATTACATTATGATATGCCAATAGCACCTGCTACAGATCCTTATCGAGTGGGCTGGCATCCCAGCTACTCGTACAATTACTGACATTACAGATATACCTGCCAATAGACTTTCTGTTTCATATGAATCTGGGGGACAAGAATATTCTTATACATCTACATCTATTGTAAATGTAGTAGATACATGGGATGGTAGCGATTTACATTTTATAGTTATATCAACTGATATTTTATTTGAGCATACACCAGATGTAATTTTATCAGCTAGGTTAAATAATACCACAATAGGTGGTTCTACATTTGAATATTATTATGAATCTACAAGTCCTACTATAACTGTAGCTAAACCATATGATATAACACATGGTTATGGTACTAATTCAATTGTACCCCCAGTAGATAATACAAGTATAGCAAGTTGGAATGCTGCGGGTTGGTTTAGTTACTATGAGGACCATGATGGTATTAATGGATATAATAACCCCGATAATGATAATATTACTATAGGGTTTGATTACGCTGATTTTGTTATAGACGAAGTAGCTTCAACTGGTCAAACTTATTATGTTGGTACAGATGCTAACGCTTCATATAAAAATTATTCAAGTCCGCTAAATCTTGGTAAATTAAGTTGGCAGAGAGACGAAGTATATAGAATGTTTATTATATTTAAGAATAAACGTGGTCAAGATACAGATCCAAAATGGATTACAGATTTAAGGTTTCCTGCTCTAAGGGAAACCCCATATGGCGTATTAACAGAAGAATTAGATGCTACTACCACAACTGCTAGGCGTATATATCCAATTATAAGCATAAGGGCTGGATCATGGCCAACTGATGCAGTTTCTGCACAAGTTTATAGGGTTGTAAGGGGTAAAGATGACAAACAAGTTGTTACACAGTGCTTGGCATATCCTTTTGAATATGTTGACGAAGGATGGTACTTATCTACAGCTACATCTAATTTAGTTGTATATTCTTCTAACAATGAAAATATAGTTAAACTCGTATCTCCTGAAATAAATATAACTAAAAATGTAGGACACTCAGGTAATGATTATCTTGAATATATAACAACATTCAACGGCATTACAGTAGGTGCAATGACTAATGGTTATAATAGGAGAATAGTTAAGTGTACAGAAAACGATGTGGCCGATGCAGTAGTTGCTAATGATCGTAGTGATATAAACGACATTATATCTGTTGTACCAATAGACGGTGATCCTGCAACATTTAGTGTTGGTGGTACATCTTTCTATAATTATAATGACTCTGCTTATATCAATGCGAAAGGTTCTACTGGTTTAGTTGTAAAATATTCTAACAATTCCTGGGAAGCAGAAGGTAAAATATTAACAGTTATTAATTATAAAAACAATTGCTGGACATCCCAATATGGTGGGCTAACATATGAAAATAGACAATTCAATAGTATGGTGCCATGTTCAGATGTTATATATGCAGAAAATACTACATATAATTGTGAATATGGCGATACGTTTATAACATACTTTGATGTAGCTACATTATTATATGATGTTACTATAGCAGAAGGTAATACTAGTTTTTTATCTAAAAACGAATCAGTATACATACCATTAGAATCATCTATAAATTGTAACTTAAGGGTTGGTGCATATCAAATGCATAAACAATATGGTGTCGTTAATTCATACCTTATGCAGGAAGAATTAGGGGTACATATGTATACAAATAATGTTCCTGACTTAGTAGTATATAATCAGACAGATGATATGTATAAGTATAATACTGTATATTCACAGCAGCCGCTTATAGCATCTAGGATATCTATTGATACTACTCGTAGTAATGAAACTGTATTTGATACACAAGTTAGGGCTTCAAATGTCAAGATTAATGGCGAATATGTCGACTCTTGGACAAGGTTTGGTGTCAACGAAACAATAGATGTAGATAGTAGATATGGTCCTTTAAATGCAATGCTTGAGTATGGGCAATCTCTATACTTTTGGCAGGATGAAGCATTTGGTGTATTAGCAGTAAACGATAGATCTTTAATACAAGATAATAATTCTGCTAAGTTATCGTTAGGCACAGGTGGTGTACTCGATAGGTTTGATTACATATCTACACAGAAAGGTTGTGAAGATAAGTTCTCCGTTGTAGGTGGTGTGGCTGGTGTATATTGGGTAGACAGACGTAGTTTATCTATCAATAGGTTTGCTGAATCATTAGCTGATTTAGCATTACAAAAAGAAGTTAAGTCTTTGTTTACTATAGATGCTGATATTGCTACATGGCCTAAATATATGTCTGTACAAGACAAATCAAACAACGAATTATTATTTACATTGGCTAATTATGTAGATGGTGTTATATCAAATCCTGGTATAACAGAAGTATCCCTAAATAGACCTTTTACGTTATGTTTTAGTGAGACAATGGATTGCTTCACATCAGAGTATACATTTAAACCATACATATATATTCCGTATAATAATACATTCTTATCAGCAACAGCACATAATCCATTATATATAACATCTCCTTATCCATCAAACTTATTGTTTGTGCATAATGTAGATGATACTATACAAGCTAGGAATAACTTCTATGGGTTATATTATAATGACGCATTGGGTAGACATAGGTCAAAGCTTAGGACTGTATTTAATCCATACTATTTAAATACAAAGGTGTTTGATAATATGTTTTACAATGGTGACATTAAGTTATGTACAAATGTTTTAGATACATATAAGCGTGATATTAATGAGACATTTGATAATGAACTTAGTCCTATTCACAGTGTATTGTTCTACAATGATTATCAAACTACAGGTAATCATATATTAACTTACAAGACAAATTTAGAGCGTCGCGAAAGAACTTGGCAAACAATTGTACCAAGGAATGACGTTGAGGCATTATATAATGCACAGTACCTACATCCTTCTATAGAAGATCTTAGTGGTGATGGTACTTCGTATCCAGAACGTATGAGGGATAAATACCTTATATGTGAGATTGATACAAAATATTCTACAAATAATACTAACTCATATAGGGTTATTATTGAAAACTTAGGTGTTACATATAGAAATTCTTACAGATAAAATGAGTACAAAAATTAAAAAATCTAAAGCTACACCTAAATATTCGTGGGGCGGTGTGTTAGCTGATACTGCTGCTGGCGCTGGCATGGGTGCTATGGGTGGTGCTGCTTTTGGTGGTATTGGGGCTATACCTGGTGCTATTATTGGTGGAGCTGGTGCATTCCTTAAAGGGGCCTTTGGGGAAGTACAAGGTAATAGAGAAGAACAATTAAAACTATCTCAGCAGAAAGTAGCAAACGCTACCAATTCATTTAATACCATGATGATGGGTGGTAATCAAAATCCATTTACACAGATGATGGCATATGGTGGTAGAGTTGGTATGAATGCAGAAATTGAAAAGGGTGAAACAGCAGTGTCTCCTGATGGCAGGATGCGTGAGTTTAGCTTACCATCCCATGCCAATACTACAGGTGATAATTTTAAATACTTTGATCCAGGTACTATGATATTCAGTGATAAATTAAAATTCAGTAAAAATAAAACATTTGCTCAGGAGCAGTTATCTTATAAGAAGATTTCTGACAAAGCAGAGAAAGCATTAAAGAATCCTGGGTCTACTTTCTTAAATAAGAAGACGGCTGGCTTAAATAAGCAGAACTCATTAAAGATGACCTTTGATTTGTTTGGTAAGCAGGAAGCTATGAAAATGTCTAAAGGTGGTAGTGTACCAGGTAAGTATTGGGGTGGTGGCAAAACTCCACAATATAATTTAGGTTATAGTGGATTTGGTTCTGAGGGCAATGTTTGGCCCGAGGGGATCAATAATATAGCGAATTTTCAAATACCACAGTTTCCTAGATATTCAGAATTTATGTCAGGTATTGCTAAATCGGGAACATCTCAAAGTAATCCTACATCAAGTGGTTACGATCCAATGGCAAATGTTCGGTATAATGTTCCAGCTGCAGGTGATATGAATATTGATGTCAATGCAGCAATGGCAGCAACAGATGCCGCACATGCAAAGTCTCCTGTGGATTATGCTGGCTTAGCTGGTCAATTTGATAAGATGGGTGTTGAACCATTGGGTACGCCAAAAGGAAAAACCAATTGGGGTGGCATAGGTATGCAAGCATTGGCTCTTGCTCCAGATATATATAATTTGGGACATGCTTTGTTTAGCAAGCCAGAAAAAATAGCACGTAATAGGTACTTTAATCCCTATACAAACCAGATACGTTCTAGGATGAATGACAGGAGATTTAATATAGATCCTATATTAGCAGGTAATAGAACGGCAAATGCAGTATACAATCGTAATGCGGCTAGTGCATCTGGTGGCGATAGATCAAGATTGTTATCAAACTTAATGGGAGGGCTTAACGCAAGATATGGTGCTGATGCTGCTGCATATGCACAAAAGAATAATATGGATAACCAATATCGTGGTGAACAAGCTGAAATGGATATGAACCTTGGTAATATGAATGCAAGGGGTCTTATGATGAGCGATGATATAAATGCTCGTAATATGGCTGCTAAACGTAATTTTGGTGCGTCTGCTGCAAGTGGTCTACAAAACTATGCTCTTAATCAGATGCAGATGCAAAATCAAATGAATTCACAGGATGCTTATTTAGATGTATTACAGAGGGTTAATCCTTTCTTTAATCAATGGATGGGTATAGATAGTTTAAGGGCTCGTAATAAAAGATAACTATGGCAAAGATTAACAGATACGATACTCCAGCTGAGAGTAATTATTTTAATACATTCGTTCCTCTACCATTAGATCAGATTACTGCTCTTGGTATGAAACGTCAAGAAGACCTTGAGCGTAAGCAAGATATGTTTTCTAGATCTGTAGATGATGCATCTATGATAGACTATGTTCCTGGCTCTATTGATGAATCAAGAGTCAAGAATGAATTTCTACCACATATACAACAGTTGGCAGAAGAAGCCATGTCTATTGATTTAAGTAATCCTGTTGAATGGGCTAAATATTCTACTAAAATTAAACGATTATCTGTATCAGATGAGATAAAGAGAATTGAACAATCTTCCGCTGGTTATAAGCAAGCATTAGCTATAGCTAATGAACAAAGAATGAGAGGAGTATATAATCCTCTATTAGATGATACATTGAAAAGAGCTCAATCTCTTGATAGTAGGAATGAAATATTTAACTATGTTCCAGAATCACAAATTGATAAATCTAAATTATTTGAACCTTATTATAAAGATATAGGACAAGATTATAGTGCTCGTGTTAATGTTGGCACTAAAGATAATCCTTTATGGGTGCTTAGACAAGGTATATCTGATAATAAAATTAGAGCCATAGGAACAAAAGCTGCTCAAGACTTAGCGGCTACTGGTGGGGGAAATCAGATAGTTAGGTTAGCTCGTATGGAAAATCCAGCATTATATGCTGATATGAGCGATAGAGAAATTCTTGAATCTCAAATGTATGAATATGGTAAATCTAGATCTGACTTTAGGGATCAAATTTTATCAGATAATATGCAGGGAACTGGTACACAAACGTCTTCTTTAGTATCAGGTTGGTCTCCTATAGCTACTGGTGGTACAGGAGAAAAACTTCGACAAGATCCTGCTGGAGTACTTAGTGATTTAGAAACGGCTTCTTTAATTGATAATAAAAATTTACGTAAAAATGCTTTATTAGCTGCTGGTAAAAGTGCTATGGGAGCTGGTCAATATATTGATAACACAGATTATAGTGTTAAAGAGTTATCAGAAGGTACAATGGCCAAATTAGTAGATAAAATTATATCTAAATATCCAGAATTATCTGTTGATAAAAATGGTAAAAAATTATCAAATAAAGAAATTATTGATCAATATAAAGAAATTACTAATAACAAGATGGGCGGTGCTATGTATGTATCTAATGATCCTGCCATGAATGAATATTTATCTTCTTTATTAGATAATAGATTTTTAACTTATAAATATATAATTCCAGGAATGGATGAATCATTTACTCCACAAGAAATTATGGATAAAGCTGGTATTAAAAAAGTTGATGACTTTAGAAAAGCTATTAGTCCAGCTGGTCCTGCTTTAGACGTTCCAAATGGAATGAGTGTATCAATAGCTCCAAATGCCAAAAATAGATATACAGATGCAATTAAAAAAGCAGGTAATCAAATAATAGCTGTTGGTGATATTGAAATTGATAATCAATTAAAACCATTAAGGGCGTTAAAAAGAATGGTTGAAACTGGACAAGAAGGTCCTATGATTATAAGCAATGATGATAATTATTTATATGGCGTTAATATGTCTATGGAGTTAGGAGAAAGAAATGGCAATAGGGCGTTTGTTCCTGTTTATCAAAAGTTTAGATCTTCTGGAAATGGCGATATGGAATTAATGTATATAACCGATAGTCAAGGAAATAAAATACCAGATCTTGTAACAATGGATGATGTATATGGAGAAGTTGTCAATAGTATATTTAGAGGAAACGGTTCTTCCCCATACGATATTAATTTACAACAATCAGTAAGTTCTACAGGTAGGAGAATAGTTAGACCATAATATATTTAAAAATATGCCTAAAAGAAATTTATACGATACTGCTACTGGAGAAAATTCTATTATTCAACTTGGAACACAAGATTATTCAAAACCAAAGTTTTTGTTTTCCGAAACAGCTAGAGCTTTACCAGGAGAGTTTTTTGATGATTTTGCCGGTGATCCTTATAGGTCTTTGGATTTGTATGGGATTGGAAAATCTCCTTTAGATAAAGGTTTAACTTATTTAGATGAAGAATATCTACAAAATATAAGAGCTTCTAGACAAGGACCTATTGCTCAACTCGGTAATATGCTCGGTCAAGCTGTAGTAGGCGAGATAGCTGGAGGAATGCTTGAAGGAGTTGGCTATTTATTTGCATTAGGGGAATTTAATAAACTAGCCGAAGGTGTAGATGAGGAATTTGGCAATGGTATCAGTAATGCTGGTGCTAGTTTAAGAGAATGGGCAAGAGAAGAAATGCCTATTAATGAATATAATTATAGAGAAGGTAAATTTAGACCATGGGACTGGTCATGGTGGATGAAGAATGCTCCTTCTGTAGCATCTTCTATAGCTCTAATGGTTCCTGCAGCTGGTGTAGCTGGTGGTATATCTAAGTTAGGTAAAGCATTAACTGGTTTAAAAATGAGCAAAACAGGTTTTGCTATATTACAAGCTGGTATTTCAAGACATATGGAATCAATGATGGAATCAAAAGGTACATTTGATGAAATCAAAGAGAGTGCTTTATTAGAAGGTTTATCTGAATCAGATGCTATTAAATTAGCAGCCAAAGGAGCACAAAAGAACTATATGCTTAATTGGCCTATGATTATACAAGATATTCCTCAGTATATGTTTCTTAATAGGGCGTTAAGTGGTGCAATTAGCACCAAGGGTAAATTGTCTCTTGGTCAAGCAGCAAGTAATTTATTTAATGTAGAGAAGTATAATTTATTCAAAGATGCTGTTGGTGAAGGACTCGAAGAAGGTTATCAGTTCTTATCTAATGAGTATAGTAAACATTTCATAGAAAGACAACTTAATCCTAACTTAGATGTACCATTCTCTCAAGTAGCTAAGAAGCATTTAAAGAGTGGTGAGATATGGACTAATATGTTTTTTGGCGCATTAGGGGCTACTGCTATGCAAGGTGGTAGAGGTCTTATGGATAAGGTACGTGGTGTTGAAGATGAAAGTGTAGCAAAGATCAAATCACAAGCTCAATTATTCTCTGCTATAAGTAGTGAAATATTAGAGGCTAAAACTCAGAACAATCCTATAAAGGAGAAATTAGCTGAGGAGAAACTTATATCTACATTAGCAGTTAATGCTGCTATTAATAACAGTTTACAACATACAGAAGGTCTTATAGATGCTATAGTAAATGAAGAATTTACTGCAGAGAATTTAGAGACATTTGGTTTAACAGAAGAAGAAGTTGCTCCATATAGGGGGCAGGATGGTAAAAAACGTGCTTCAGAACTTAAGGGAAAAGTAAAAGATATCGCTGAGAAGTATAATCAAGTAATGTCAGATATTAGTAATCCTAAATCTGTATTGGGCAAAGGTTTTAAAAACGCCTATAAGAATAGGGCTCCTCAATATAAGAATATGAGTCCTGATAATTATGCTAAATTATTAGCTGGCACTATTGTTCAAACTAGGGCCTATAGGGAAGCTATAGATAATTCTATATCTGAATTAGATATTAAGAAAGCTGAATTAGCAAAAGTTATAGATAGTGAAAGTGAAATCGGTAAAAGTTATGCTGGTCTTTCATCAATAGGTAAACTTAAGTTACAATTAGATTTAGAACTCGACGCAGAACAAAGCGAGGCAGATTCTTTTAGGTCAAGATATACTGAAGATGTATTAAAGAATATGTCTGAAGGAGCTAGGAATGATGCCCTTGAACAACTTAAATATCACGACGAGATATTAGCCACTAGAAAAGAAGCGTTAGAAGGTTTAGAAGAAGGATTAACAAAAGAAGATAAAAAAATATTAAAGTCTTTAAATACAGAAGATATAAAGGCTTATAAAAATACAGTTAAACAACTTTCTCAATTAATGGCAGACTCTCATGCTTATAAAGCAATGGAGAAGCGATTAGCAAATGGCTTCACTGCTACAAAAGAGGAAGTAGAAAAATATTATAAAGACTTTGAAGAAAGGAATAATGATTTACATGATGAGTTTGGTTTTAAAGCAGATGATATAGTATTTATTCCATCTATAAATAGAGAAGGTATTGTAGATTCTGTGGAGAAAGGTGAAGATGGTAAACTTTTATATAAAGTAGTACCTGGTTCATTTGATTCATTAAACGCGTTTGTAGCAGATAATGTATCTCCTGTGTCATTTGAAATAGACGATTTAATGGTTTCAGAATATGGTGATACTTCTGCTAATTATCAAGAATTTGAAACTGTATCTAATGTAGTTGATCCTAGTTCTGATTATAATAAACAATTTAGGCTAGAGTTAAAAAAGAAACGTAATAATAGACCTATCATCACATTAGATGATACTATTTCATATATACATATTGATAGGGACTCTCCAAGTAAAGTTACTGTCCGAGATAAAGCATTAGATGAATTTATAAGTAAACCTGGAGAGGAAATAGATGATTTATTAAAGACTGCTTCTATATCATATTTTGTAGATCTTAATAATAAGTATTGGACAGATCCTGAAGATACACCAGAAAAAAGACAGCAAAAAACAGACCTATACAATAGGTTGCTTATTATATTTAATCCCAAAACTACAAAGAGAGAAAAGACTAGGGAATTAAAAGCTGTATTAAAATTCTTTGAAGAGACACCAGTTCCTCAGACTTCTGAAGCCGGTTGGAATACAATATTAGATACTGTTCCAATAGGTCTTACTATAACATCTGG